AGATTGTTATGTACTCAGCCATACCAATGCCCGTTTTCGAGCTGTCGGAAGTGACCTGCTTGTAGAGCAGCCTTTGAGTCTTGGTACGCTGCATTTCGAGTACGGGGTCAGTCCAAATTGTGACTTTGGAGTGGAGCTTAAACCCTTCCGCGAGCACGGCACGGGTATGCTCGCCCGTGAAGTCATACATCCCCGTGTAGCCCGACGAGTTTTTGTACACACCCAAATCTTTGGTGTGGCAGCACATTAGACGACCCGGCTTTAAGATTCGGTACAACTCTTTGAGCAAGAAAGCGTATTGCTCGAAGAACTCCTCGTGGCTCTCGTTGTTCCCCATATCGTGAATATAGTTCGAGTAGGTGAACAGTGATGAGAATGGCGGCGAGAATATAATCAAGTCCACCGAGTTATCGGGGATTCTCTTGATTTCGATTGTGGTGTCGCCTTTCATGAGATATACAAAGTTATCTTTGTATTCTTTGTACTCGTAACCATTGAGCAATCCGTATTGTTGCCCATTTATATTACGATTGATTTCGCGCTGCATTTCTTCAAATGCGGCTTGTTTCTTTTCAATGATAGCTTTTGCGTTTGCCATTGAGTCTGTTACGATTAGGTGAATATTTACTTCGCCGTCGCGTCCAAAACGATATGAGCGGCGAACCTGCTGATAGAAGTCCTCGAATGAGAAGTCGGGAGCACAGAATATCTGCAAACCGCACTTTTGAAAGTTCATGCCGAATCCACAGATTTTTGCCTTTGAAATGAGCACTCGAATTTTTCCCTCTGCGAAGTCGAGTAGTCGTTGTTCTTTCTTTTCGTCGGAGTCGCTGCCCCTAACTTCAATCGCGTCGGGTAAAAGTTTGCGAAGTTCATCGCCCTCAGCGTTCTGTTTTACCCATATGAGTATTTGTTCATCGGGGTGTTCGTTCACAATCTCGACCACCTCGGCAAGTCGCTCACTCATGGTGTTGCGAAGTTCTGCGTTGAAGTTGGTAGCGTTGACAATTCCGTTAGCAAAGAGTTGGCCCTCTTGCGGCGCGCTAATTATTGTGTGCTGATGGTAATTGAGCCTTGGAAGTATGAATTTTTTGCCCGTTTCGATAAAACCGATGTCGGCGGGATTCTCAAACATGATTGCCCACGATGCAACCCATCCATAGAAGTCCTGTTTTGCGTGACCTTTGAGCCGATAATTATTCATTCCTTCTTCGCGAACTAACCACTTGGAGCGCATATCTTGCGCATCAAGTACGTCAAGAAATTCGGAATGGTTGCCCAACTCGTTGAGGTCGTTAGGAGAAGGTGTGGCCGTACAGCACAATTTGTATTTATGCTTTGCGAACTTTTCAATGAGTAATCGTTTGTAATGGCCCGTGAAGTTCTTTAAAATAGAACTCTCGTCGAGCACAACACCGACGAATTTGTCCACGTCGATATTCTCGATTTGCTCATAGTTGCTTATGGCGATTTGCGTTTCGGTGGTCATTTCCTTGTATCGGTCGACTTTATATCCGAACTTTATACCCTCCGAGATGGTCTGTTTACTGACTGACAGCGGAGCAAGTATAAGTACCGCCCCCCCCGTGTGGTTAGCAACCTGCAAAGCCCACTCTAATTGGATGTTGGTTTTGCCGTTGCCACAGCCCGCAAAGACTGCGCCTTTACCCATTTTGCACATACGCTCTACGCAGAACTTCTGAAAGTCAAAGAGTAGAGGATTGATATTCGTGGCTGTAAAGCCTGTTTCCTCTCGCTTAAACTTCTTGCGTTCTAATATTTCTTCATATGTTGCCATAATGATGAATTGGATTTATATTGTTAGATGAATTAGTTTTAACGCTGCAAATATAGTGAATATTTATGTATTACACAAATATTTTAATAGAAATTTTCGGAATATTTTTACTTATGCTGAAAATCAGTTGGTTAGAAAAGCGTTAATTGTTGTGGTTTATCATATTCGGGCGAGTCGGAATCGAGCATTGTACGAAATATCTCGGTAAGCACATCAACGACAATGCTGTTACCCGCCAATGATTTTTGGCGTGTCGGAGATATGCCCGCTGCTTGTATCTTGTCAATGTCAGACTCGCCTACGCCCATAAGCCGAAAACACTCACGCTCGGTGAATCTTCGCACTCGGTAGTTGTCTTGTTGTTCCATATCGGTTATCATTAAATATTGGGAAGTATTACCCCCCCCGTATGTAGGGTGTTGGCAATTTCTTTGAGGTGATAGTTCTGTATTCGCCCCTTTCGGTCGCGGGTGTATCCCACAATAGTGGCGTGTGTGCCCCCGATTGGGTAATTATCGTGGGCGATACTCCCTGCGCAGCATAAACGCGGTACGGAGCGGAGATTGAGTTGCATAAGGTGACAATTTTATCGGTTTGCATTTACGAGTATTTTAGGGCAGTTACAATGCCCACACACATGGGTGGGAGATATGCCGTAGGGCGATACAACAATACCATCTTGTGACGAATTGACTCTACCGACGATTATCGGGGAATCTTTAATAACGGGTCTGTTTGTCGGTTGCCGTATTTCGTTGTTATTGAACCGCTTACGGAATGGGGGGGGGTAATTTGAGCCTTAAAGCCACAGCCCTCGGCGACTTTGCGGTCACAATGGGCAAGAACGGCGCGTAGTTGCTCGTCGGTGAGGTAATAAGACTCGTCAACGCTCGGTTCCATGATGTCGGCAATACACTTGGTCAGTGGTATCGGGCGCGGGAACTCGTAATGCGGCACCTCCGAGTCGATGCGAATCGACACCATGAACACTCGCTCACGATTCTGCGGCACTCCGTAGTTCTTGGCGTTGAGTACCTGCCAAAAGTTGGCGTAACCCATCTTCATCAGCCGACGTTGCAGTTCGTTGAAGTCATTAGCGAACTTTTGCTGCGTAAGAGCTTTCACGTTCTCCATAACACAGAACTTCGGGCGTTTGGTCTCGATAGCTTTCATACACTCAAAGGCTAACGAAGATGCGGTACCGCTGCCCTCGGCCATACCCGCTTGGCGACCGGCGACCGAAAGTGACTGACATGGGAAAGACCACGTAAATAGGTCAAAATCGGGCACCGCAGACCAATCAATCCGAGTAATATCGCCAAAGTTCTTATCCGCAGATTCGGGGAACAGAGCATTGGCGGCAGTGATAGCGTAGCGGTCAATCTCGCTGCGCCCCACGCAGACCCATTCAAAGTCGGGATAGCGTTCTTTTAGCCTATTCAGAGCCAACCCCTGCGAGTTGTACCCCTCAAAGGCAAAGAAACAGCGCAACGGAGTTTTCGCGTTGTACCTAATCATTGTTCAATCTCAAATTTAGCGAGTTCGGACTTTAAAGACTCAATCTTAGCCTTGTCCTTCTCGATGTATCCGTTACTATCGTCCAAATGTTGTTGTACGTCGCGAATTTGCCATGCGTAGTATGCGCGTATCTTCTCAATCGGAATCTTAACACCGTGCTCATCGTGGAGTTTTAGTGTGTTGCTCCAAATTTTGTAGTCGGGCCGCGCAATTTCATCTTCGATATACTTCACGGCATCCTCTTTGCTGTCAAAGAAACGTACAATGACGCTGCCACTGCCACTCCCTTTTATTCTCCACAAGAGCGAGCCATTTACCGTGCCGAACAGTTCGAGAATCTTGACGTGGCGATATTCTTCGGGGAAGTCGCCGCGATGGCTCACAAAGAAGTCATCAACTTCTTGGGAATTGAACGGCACGATATGATACGAGCCGTAGTCACCGTAAACAGCCCACATTGGCTTTCCGCATAGGAAAGCGTCTATGTCCTTGATGATTCTTTTCAACTCGGGCTTGATAATCGTGGGAGCCACGCGACGCAGGTACTGTGTCTTGCCTCGCAGGTGTGAATACAAGTCGTTCAGTTCCTCACGTTGCTTGGCGACGTTCTCGCGGAGCTTGTCAAGTTCTTTGTCGTACTTCTCCTTCCAATTTTGAAGGTTGGCAGCATACTTCTCGCACTCCAATTGCTGCCATGTCTTGACGGGGGAGTCATGTAGCGACAAGTTATCAACGGCGAAGTTCTCCTCGCTTGTCAGCTCCGTACCATCTTCGGTCACAAGCACCTCACTGACGATTGATTGGCTCTTGTTGAGCTTTCCAACCACCACGACCTTCTTACCTTCCGAGGTGTATTTAATCTTTTGCATAATGCGTTGAAAAATCATCGAGCCGTTCAACGTAAAGTGCGAGTTTACGTCTACTTGGCTCGATGTGAGTTCGTTTGAGCTTAGCCATCTCGCACATGGCTGATTGTTTGGTGGCGGAGGCGGGACTCGAACCCGCAACCTCGTGGTTATGAGCCACGCGAGCTAACCATTGCTCCACTCCACTGAGTGCTCCCCGAAGGGAGCCTACTTAAAAATGTGACAGAAGTCGCCTCACGGCGAGAACTCAAAAAGAAGGCGAGCAT